TCAAGATCGTCCTCGTAGGCACGAATTTCCCAGGCGTACAGCGGGTCAAAGAAGTCTACCGCTGGCACTAGGGTGAATTTACCGCCCGCAGGACTTCCAGTGTGGTCGCCTGTTATAGCTACCGAGCCTGCGGTAGTATTGGCTATCCCGACTACAAGGTACGCTGCGTCTATTACGACGCCGTGTGATCCCGTCTTCTCGGTAATGTGGTCAACGGCGAGCGACTTCGCTGCGTCAACCGACACGTCGCCCGCTAGAACAAGCGTAGCCTCTGCCTCGACTGCGGCTATCGCCTCGGCGTTCGTGTACTTCGTGTGGTGGGCACTCGGTATCGCCGTAGCGTCTGTAGCGTGGATAAGGTGGTAGTCCCCCCCTGCGCCATCGTCCGTAGCCGTGAGTCCCGCACCTGGGGCGAACACTCTCTCCACAGTCAGGTCGCTATCAGCGGCGAGGACGAGATATTGAGCGTCATTCGGTGCGACTAGACTCCCACCGGCGGTTGCTTGCCCATAGAGAAGGTTGCCGTAGGAAGTGTGTGAGACATACCAAGTACCAACAGTCACAATCTCGACGATCTTCTTGTGGGGTGTCGCGGGCCAGCCCGTCGTCGAGATCGTAACTGTCCCGTCCTGGCTTGCGTAGATGTCGCTTGTGCCTGTGTTGACTAGAACCGTACCAGCCGAGTTCGCAGCGTAGGCCACTACGGTTCCGCTCCAGTCAATCGAGAACGCAGTCCAGGCAACGGTGAGCGGAGCGTCGTCGGTGAAGTACACGATGTCCGCTGTTGGGCCAGGGCCGATACCACCCTCGACCATCTGCGTGCTGCCCCAGTTGCCGCCCGCTGCTGGTTGGATTGTGTTATTCCAGTAGTGGTTTGTTGGGTGGTTCCCGCCACTCCTGAAGGCCGTCACCGTCCCAGTGTTTGCCCAGAAGTGGTTGTCGTGGCACATGACATTCTTTATGCAGTACGCACCACCGTTCCCGGCTGCGTTGTTCAGGACAATGGGCGTGGAACTGGAGTTGAGGCGTCCGTGATTCCCCGATATGACGAAGTTTCGGCAGCCTGTCCCCGTCATGCTGCTCCAGTCGATGAAGGTCGTAAGTAGGTTAACTTCATTATCTGTGACGTTGATGTCGATTGCCCCTCCAGCGGAAGAGCAGAAAGTCGTGCAAGCTATAGCGTAGTTACCGATGATGCGGATGCTGTTTGCCACGTCCGCAACGGAGACGCAAAGGGCACACTGGGCAAACCAGTTGCCCGTTATTAGTACATCTTCGCCAACCAGGATTCCCGTACCCGCACCCGTGAAGTGGCAACCCCGGACTACGGCGCTATCGGTGGTTCCCGCCCCAGTAGTGATCCCGATGGCGCTAGTGGTGAGGTAAAAGTAGCAGTCAAAGATTTGGTCTGTCATACCGAGGGCGTTGACGAGATCAATGGCCGTTTGGCCTGCTACCGGCTGGAACCCACAGTTTTGAACCCGACCTAACTGCCCAGCATTGGCGCAGTCGATAATCGGCGCGGTCTGACTTGTCTTCCCGGTGAAGAGGATGCCAGTGAAACTGCACCGACCACTACCACCTGTGATGGTGAGGGCAGGCGTTGCACCACCGGTCGCCCCAGTCAGAGACACGGGCCAATCGTTCGTCGCACTCGAAGCAACCGCAGGACCGGTCAGGGCAACAACGTGAACGGTGATATTGGTGACGGTGGCCACGTCCTCGACATAGGCACCCGGACACACGCCGATGGTATCATTGTCGACTGCGGCAGAAATCGCGCCCTGCCATGTGCTCCATATCCTTGTCCCCGTGTAGGTGTTGATGATGGTGCCTTCGGCAAGGCCCGTCTTGGCCCAGTCGTCGTCGACGATATGGTCATAGAGGGGCCAGCCGTTGCCGAAGTCGCCGTGATAGGAGCGGATGTGCTTGTTAATCCATTCGGCTATACGGCCGTACTGCTTGGGGATGATGACAGAACGCGAAGTGCCCTTGCCTACGCCGGGTTGGTGGCCCGTCACCCAGGCTGGAGGTCTATGTTCGCTCGTCATGTTGCGGTTGTGACCCCTTGCTCAACAGCCGAGAACTGTATCTCAGACTCCGTGTCGGACGCATGTTCGTCGCGGCTGGGAATCTCCACTAAGGGCGGCAGGATCACCACGTCGAAACTGTTGCCGATGAAGTCTTCCAGCGTCAGCTTCGCGCCGGTTGTCCGGGCGGTCTGGAGACGCGACCGGATGGTGTCGCCCTTGAGGGCGTGTTTCCCCCCGTTACGGAGAGTGATCCCGTCAGCGACGCGGGCCGAAATCCGCACCCGCTTGCGGAAGGACTGATTCATGGTGGCGACAACGCGCACCGATCTCAGGTTGATGTACTTGGTGCTCGCCGAGGGGGTGTTGGTTACCTTGATCTGAATAGTGTTGGCCTCGGTTCCCGATGGCATCTCCAGCAATGTCTTGCCGGTTGATGTGATAGAAGTACCCAGAGAGCTAAAGCTGGTTGACCCGTCGATGGCGTAGGCCGCCTGGACGTTCGGCGTAACGCCGCCGAAGTCGAGTTCGACGTATTGCTCCATCTTGCGTTCGCCGGGCCTGTCATGGTCGATGAGGGGCGAGACGTATATGGACGGCTCTGTCGTACAGGTGAGGCTGCTTATGGCGTCGTAGTCGTCTGTCCTACGCGCCCGCACGTAACCCATCTTCGTTGCCGTATCCGACCCGCCGATGTAGACGGGGTAGGAGTAGCGGTTTGAGGAGTCGAGGAGTCTGTGCCCGGAGACAACACATCCCGCGAGCGTCGCCAGGTCGTCGTCGTAGTAGAGGCTTTCCCAGGCTTCCGCTACCAGTCCGCCGGTATTGGTGCGGAACTGAGACCACTGCCAGATGCCCTTTGTCGAGCAGACGAACAGTTTGTCGAACGACTTGTCTATACCACCGCCGACAACCGCCCCGCCGATGTAGAGGTTGCCTTCCACACACTGTTTGAAATGCAGGTTACGCAAGTTGCCGGAGAAGATGTCGTACTCGTAGATGTCGCTATGGGAGTCGTAGAAGTAGACCTTTGAGGTCCAGTCCGTCACCGCCGCCCTGATGGGCCGCTGCGTGACGACCTTCTCGATATTCCCCCCGTCGTCGATGCAGTAGACGCCCCCCGTCTTGACGATGATCAGAATCTGGGAGATGAAGAAGCCCGCGATCATGCTCTCGTTCGTGTCGTCCTCACCGATGTAGATAAGGCCCGACCAGTCCCCCGTCGTATTCTTGGGGTCGGTACACCAGCGCAGCTCGTTGGTGCCGTTCAGTCCCCAGAGAACGTCGCCGCCGGGGATGAAGTACGTCTGCACGCCACCAGTTGTAAGGGTCGATTGGGTGAATGTCGCGCCGTCGTCTGTCGAGTAGTAGTATTTCTGTGGGCTGTCCACCGCCGCCAGGACGTATCCTTGCCAGGAGGCGACGGAGTGGGCGTTCAGGCTCGTGGGCGCGAGGGCCTGAGTGAAGCTCGTGCCCAAGCCGCCCGCGTCGGAGACGTACACGTCGCCGTTGTTGACGAGGTATATCTGGACAGCGGAGGTCGCGTCGTGGGCACAACCACCCACGATGGCGAGGTCGGCCGAGGCTACGCTTGTTGCTTCCTGAAAGTTGGGGCCGGAGAAGAGATGCCCAGAACGGGGTTCCGCGATGAAGTTGCGGCCGGAGGAATACTGGTTGGTGTTGGTCTGGAGAACCCTGTCGCCCACCATGCCGCCGCGAAAGTCGCGCTGTACCCACTCGACCTCTTCGCCCGAGTCGACTTCCGTGATGACGTACTGCTTCCCCTCGTCTTTCGGCTTGACCAGCATCAAGCCGATCTCGACAGGGGTTCCGGAGGGGTCTTGCGTTAGCTTGACATCGTAGGGGTTGGCTGCCATGTGTACCTCCTACGACGTGCCCGGCGTGTCGTTAGCCGCCAGGTAGTACAACTCGCCGCCGCTCGGCATTCCCATGCCCGTTGCCCAGATGCGCTTCGGCGATGTCCTGGATTTCCTCCGCCCTATCTCGTGTTCCCAGAGACCGTAGTAGTAGGCCGCCCGCTTCTCGTAGAAGTCCCTGTCCTGGCTCGCCGACATGGACGGCGTGCGCTGGAACAGGTGGTGGGCGGCGAGGTAGTAGAGTGCCTTTACATACGGCTCCCCTATCTCCGTCGTGCTGGTAGTCGTCGTTGTGAACTGCGTCAGCGGCCCTCGCCCCACTATCCGAAGCGCACTATCTGGCGGCGGGTAGGCGCGGAGCTGAACCGTTATGACGCCGTTGTGCTCACGGGTGTCAAACGGGATGGGGACGTATGGCCGCGTCGTGACCGTCGAGTCCGGCTGGTACAACACGTCGAACACTTCCCTGATTGGATGGACAATCTGGTAGGCCGCAACGGTTGACGGGGTGCTCGGACTCCATGAGGTGACGGTGAGGGCCGTCGCCGTGTTGGAGGCGATTGTGCCGCTGTTACCGCCCGACTGGCATACGAGGCTAGCGAACTGGTTAGTCTGCCAGGACTTGCCGCTGTCCGTTAGGGAAACGGTGCTCGACCCCGTAGCGGTCCCGTAGTCGCCCAATGAATACGACCAGGTGTCCGCTACCGTATCCAGGGTCTCGTCGACGAACTGCTTGGCGATCCACGGGTAGGCATCGACAATGGAGCGGTTCAGGGCGCGGCGGTAGTCACCGGCCGTCCAGAGAGAGAAGATGAGATACGTCGACTCGTCAGGGACTTGGGCCGTGAACGCCTCATAGGGCGTTACGGTCCCTGCCTTGGCGAAGTCCTTGATGATGCGTTCGTCGCCCGCAACACTTGTACCCGCCGTGATGTAGATATTCTGGTTATTGAAATAGTCGTCGGTGTCGCGGCTCTTATCCTGTAGGCGGGTATCAATCAGCGTCGCGCCTGCCGCGCCGCCTATAGAGGTACAGGTTCCCGAGAGGTAGTCGCCCGTAAGGTCCGCGACCGCCTCTATTGCGGTTGCTAGGGTTGTTAGTGCCATCCGCCGCTCCTAGTCGCGGTATACGCGACCCTGTGTTCGGTGCGGCGTCCATCCTCTCGGTTTGTATGTTCCCCTCCTGCCGACTCCGCTTCCGGGCACCCTCTCTAGAACGTGATCGTGTACCCGTTCGTCGTGGGTGAAGACGTAGCCGCACTCACACTGGAGGCGGAGCTTCCGTATCAGGTTGTTGACCCATCTGTCCTGAATGACCCGCATGTACTTCCACCTGTCGCAGATGGGACAGTGGGCCTGAACGCTATGGTAGGTCTCCTGCCAGTTCTCCAACCGGCGCATAGGGGTCGACTGTCCCCGCGTCGGACGGGGTGTCGTTTTCCCCCTCGGCCCGTACTTCTGCCAGTAGTTCAATCTCCACGATCTCCTTAACGTCGGCCCTCTCGATAAAGTGGACTTCTCCCCCTTTGCAGTCCCAGAACTGCACCCAGTCGGTGCCCCACGAGACCGTCTTTGCCTCGACGGTTAAACATGAGTCATCCGCCAGGAGTGCACAGAAACCAAACGGGGGCGGACAGGGCTTAACCTCTGGTCGGGCCTTTGGTGGTCGGCCTCTCTTTTTCATGCGGTTGCCAACACTTTCTTTGACCGGATACCTTCCTCAACACCTTCGAGGAACGGTAGCCAGCGGTTCTCTACGATGTCTGTCCAGTCGTACTTGGCGGCGTGACGCACCGCCTTCTCCTTCAACTGTGTATCCTTGGACCCGCGCATGGCCGTCTCCATCGCCCTTACGAGGGCTGGTAAGTCGGGTTCCGCAATGAAGGTGTCCGTCGCGGGCGCGAAATAGCGCCGGTACATCGGTATCTGCCAACCTACCGGCGCGACTTCGGGCTGGCATCCCACATCCGTCACGATTGAGGGCACGCCGCACGCTGCCGCCTCTAGGGATGTCAGCCCAAAGCCTTCCCATTGAGAGGGGTTCACAAAACAGTCCATTGCGTTATACAGGCTCGCCATCTTCCCGTCGGGGAACCCAGTTGCGTGCGGGCCAAGGTACATCTGCTCCGGTGGTGGAAAGAGGACATGGCGGTTAACCCTGTCGTCTTGGTAGGCGCGGCTATAAGCATTGAGCATTTTCACCAGATCGGGACCGCCATGTCCCCCGTCCATCAGGGAGTGCATATAGACGATGAAGTCCTTGTGACCCGCCTTGAGTAACTGCGCCACCGCATCCATAACGAGGTCGTGCCCCTTGCGGCAGGGATACGTGCCGTTCCTCGCCACCATGCCGAAGATGAAGCAGTCGTCGGTCAGGTATTTCGCACCCTGCTTGCGGGCCGTGCCGATCATGGCCTGCCGCTGGGCCTTCCGAGTCGCCTCATCGACCTTGTAGATATTGGTGTCGATTCCCAGGGGAATGTATTCAGTCTGTCTCACCCCCTCGTCCTTCAGCATCCTCGTGCCCCACTCGGTCGGGGCGACGACCTTGTGCGCCATCTTGAGATTCCTGACGAGGTTCTTGCCGAGGGGCTTGTGGTCGGGGAAGGCTATAGGCACCCACTTAAACCGTTTCCATGTCTCGGTGCGCCAAATCCAGTGGTCGGTCACGGAGACAACGATGTCGGCCTCGAACTGTCTGGCCCAGCGTTCAATGACGTTCTCGCCCATGTCACCGCTGACGATGGGGTAGTAGGTAACGTTGTCGTGTTCCCAGCAGGCGTGCCCCGCCAACCCCGCAGGCAACCAAGCTAAAGCGGACATGACCTCCGGGTGCTTCTGGAGACGCGAGGTTATCTGGTCGGCCAACCGACCGTAGCCGGTCGCCATCCAGGGAGCTGCACCGTGCCAGAGGATTCGCAAGCTCATGGTTTTGGCTTTTTGGCTTTCGGCTTGTGGGCCTCGACGCCCATCATGCCCTTGCCGTAACTGGTCACAACGATGTCCTTCATGCCCAACTTGTCCAGGCGGTAGGCAATGTCTTTGGGGGTGAAGCCCGTCAGGTGAATGCCGATGTCCTGGTGGGCATTGAAGAACTTGCTCTGCTGATCGCCGTAGATAGTGCCAAGAATCATCGGCCCCATAGATCGGTCTTTCTTCTCGTCCCGCAGTATCTTCTCCGCCGCCGACTTGAGGTCGGGCAGGCCCAGTCTCAGGATTCCGCCCGGCTTGAGAATGCGTATCCATTCTTCAAGGGTCTCGTTGCTCTCTTCCCAGCGGATGTGTTCGAGGACGTGGTTGGCCTTCACCTCGTCGAACGTCCCTTCCCACTCGGTCGGTAGACAGCGCACGTCGCAGCGGAAGTCGGGGTGAGACTCTTCGTTGAGGTCGACGCGCACAATGAAGGCTTCGGGAGAGGCTTCTTGCGAACCGTTGTGAAAGACTCTACCGCAGCCTAGATTGCATACCTTGTACTTCTGCCTCATCGGGTCGGGCTTCTTGGCCGTGCTGTTGGTCACGTTGATACTGAACAGTTGGTCGACTCCCATATCGTAGTGCTTGCAGATCGTGTGCATGCTCGCGTCCACATACCACTTGAGACCAGCCTTCTCAATGGCCTGGGCGAAGGGCACGTCCTCCGTCCATGCGGTTATCCCGCCGTCTTCCTTCATAGTCTTGCCAGTGTGGAAATACTTTTTCACCGGGACTTCCTCGCCCTCGACGTTGACGAGGTACTCTTCTAGTCCCTTTATCTTCTCCAGGTCGGCAACGCGGATGATCGACATCCCCAGCGCGCCCATCTTTACCTGGAAGAGTTCGCCGACCTTCCAGTTCCAGCAAGTCCCCTCAGCCCAGTCCTTGTAAACAAGCGGCATAGGGGGGTGGGACTTCGTTGAGTAGATGCCCGAGAGAACGGAAAACTGAGGGTTCATCTCCATGAGGGTGTAAAGGTGGTGAACACAGAACCGTGGCGCAATCACGTCGTCGTCCCAGAAGAGGAGATAGCGGTACTTGTACTGCTTCGCCATCCAGACAAGTTGATTCCGGGCATCCTCCGTTGTCTGACCCGCTATGGTCATCCAAGAGAACTTGGTCATAGCAGGCCACGTCTGGCTCATCGCCGAGTCGAGAAGGTGATGAGAAATCTTCCCCAGTGTGGGGAAGCCGATCATGATGCTCGCCCTGAGTTCATTTGGGTTCACGCCTGCGGTCTCCTTATTGTGTGTGAGGGCGGTTGCCCGCCCCCACACGCTATTTGCCTTACCACGACCCGCCTTTTTGCCCGCTAACCGGGGCTTTCATAACTACAACGCCGACAGTCTGGGACAGGGCACTTCCGGCTCCGGCAGCCCCCGCTGGGTGGAACATGAGAATGTTCGCAGCGGAGACGCCCGCCGTGATGGCGGCACCCCCTGTAACAGCCAGGTCGTCGTTGTACAGAGTCAGGACGTAATCGTTCGTGGTTAAGCCCGTGAACGTCGCCGTCTTCGTGGCGTTGGAAGCGCACGCGGCTACGGCGAAGGTCTGGAACTTGCAGTTTTCTGAGTTAAACAGTCTTGGCATACTTTCCTCCTACCACGATCCGCCGTCTTGACCGCTGGTTGGAGCCACCAGTGCCAGTATCCCGACTGTCTGGGCTACCGCAGTACCGGCCCCCGAGCACCCCGTCGGTGTAAACACCAACGTGTCGGCAGCGGAGACAGCCAGGTTAAACCCCGACTGAGTTGTCAGAATCGAGTCGTTGTTGTACAGGATCGCCACGTAATCGTTCGTGGTTAAGCCTGTCATCGTGGCTGTCTGGCTTGCATCGGAGTCCAGCGATGTCAAGGCAAGGGTCTGGAATAGGCAGTTTTCTGAGTTAAAGAGTCTTGGCATACTTCCCTCCTACCATGACCCGCCGTCTTGTCCAGTCGTCGGGGCCTTCATCGCCATGATTCCGACTGTCTGGGCGACCGCACTAGCGCCACCAAACGCTCCCGCCGGGGTGAACATCACGGTGTCGGCAGCGCTGATTGCTACTTGCACGTTGTCTTCCGTCGTGGCAGCCAACCCCGTGTTCATCAGGATGAAGCAGTAGTCGGCCGTAGTCAGGCCCGTAAACGTGGCAGTCTTCGAGGCGTTAGAGGTCATCGACGCTACGGCGAAGGTCTGGAACTTGCAGTTTTCTGAGTTAAACAGTCTTGGCATTCTGCCCTCCTTACGTGCCGTAGGCCATGATGGCCTTGTTGTTCAGGGCAATCTCCCCACGGACAAGCCAGGTGGGAATCGTGTCGTGGTAGCCCCCAAACCACAGCCATCCGTAGTTCTTGAACCGCCCCAACTTGTCGAACGGGCCGGTCTCGATCAGGCTTGGTTTCGGCCCATACAGGGTCGAGTACGCCTTCATCACGCTCATCCCGCCGAAGACGGGAATAGCGCCGACGAAGGTGGCCTCGGTCGCGGGAGTGGCCGTAGCGTGGGCGTAACGCAGGCCGCCGTCAGGGCCAGCCCCAACGATGGTGGCGATTGTCGACGCAACGCTCGTAACCAGTACCGTCTCTAGGGTCGTTACCTCGCTTGTGGTCGTCTCCAGCGTCCCGACAGTCCAGTGGTCTCCGGCCGTACAGCCGGTGGCGGCCACTAGGTCGAGGGATGTCTGGCCGACGGTGTGGGCATTCGTCAGCGAGGTCGCGGCCTGAGCCACGGTTCCCGCCGACTGGTAGACCTTACCCAGTGGGGACTCGATGATGCGGATACCGGCTATCCGGCCGAACTCGCCGTTGTACATTTGCTGCCGCGCTTCGGGGGCAACGACGTACTGAACGGGGGTGAAGCCGTTGAGACCGAGAAACTCGCCGGTCACGAGGTCGTGGATTACCGTGCCGTAGTCGACCGTTCCCGGCTCGGCGTTACCCTGCGTTCGCCCCGCGCTCTCGGAACCTGAACTCAGGCCGGGGGCACCGGCAGCTCGAAGTTGAGCGGCCAGACCGTAGAGGAAGGCGTATCCCGCTGCCTCCAGGTCGTCGGCTACAACGTCAAGGTCGGCACGAGTGTCCGATGTCGTTGGTCGGCGACATATCTTGCCGTTGATGTAGGGCGCTCTCGCAATCACGTCCTGGGAGAGTCCGGCGTTGCGGCCGATCAACTCCTGAAAGGCGGACGGGATGTCCGTGCGGCCAATGGCCCGTAGTCTCTTCGTGTCCTGGGCGGCGTTGCCGTACTCACCCATTGACACCGCAATGCTGGTGTCGGAGAGCTGGACGCCTTCAATGTCGATGGACTCCGAGATAGTCGAACTTATCAGCGGCAGGTTCTTGTAGACGGTGAGCTGGACGCTCGTTGCCGTCCCGTCCGTACCAGGCGCTACAGCCCCGCCATCGGGAACGAAGGGAAACTGGTCCCAGCGTTCCTCCGCCGAAGTCGCGACGAGGAAATCTGTTTGTAGATGTGCGGCAACAACTGAATTGCTTAGTGTTGCAGAAGTGGTTACAGCCACTTAAAACCTCCGTGCTTTAGAACACGGCACCGGCGGCAATCGCCTCGTCTCTCAGCTTTTTCAAGTCTGCATAGACGTACTTGTTAGGCTTCACCGCGCCGGAGTTGATGTCGGCATTCAATTTCTCGAACGCCCGCACCTTCGCCTCGGCGTCGGGCTTGCCGGGAGTGCCGGTTGGCTCTTGTCGATCAACCCTGGCCGCACTCCGGTCGGGTGCTCTCTGCGCCGCCACTGGTGCTTGGGCAACTGTCTTGCTCCGCACCCATTTGAGGCTCTGTCTAAAGCGCCTCATTCTGTCCGTGGCATCCGCCGATGACCCGTCACCGTAGTCTAGGTCTGAGTCGTTGGGGTCGACACCGGTGTCCGTCGCCAGCTCGTGCATTTCCGTTGTCAGGCGATCCGCATAGTCCTTGGCCCTCCGCGCCTCTTCTCTCCGGCCGTCCTCTTCGACGCGGGCCTGGAGATTCAGTTGAGAGCGGTATGCTTCGGCATAGGCGTTCGCCAGTTCACGGGCCTGCGCTTCGTCACCACCTGCCTGGACTTTGGCCGTGTAGACCTGATTCCAGTAGGATTGGACGGCGGCCTGAACGGGGTCGTACCCCCCCTGTGTTTGGGCTTGTGGCCGCTGACGTAGTTCGCCGAGTTCCTTCCGCGTCGTTTCCAATTCGTCCTGAGTCTTTTGAAGGCTTCTTTGCAGCCCCTTGTACTCAGGCGACGGCTCCGGCGGTTGGACTGGCTCGACTACTTCCGGCTGTTCCACAAGGTCTCCCTCAGGGATAACTTGGGTAGGCTCTTCGTTGTCGCTTGTCACGTTTGCCCTCCTTACAGGCAAATAGAAAGACGCCGACATAGCGTGCGGCGTCTTCCAATTTCGATATTAAGTTGTTTGTGCTTACTCTACTTGTTTTATTACCCCTTTGTCAAGTCGTGCTTGACAAACCCCGAAAACGGGAGTAAGGTGAACTTCCCGCCGAGGAGGTGCGCGATGCGGTTCATCCGTTTCCTCGTCACACATGAGAATGTTCAGCTCGTGTTAGGCGCTGTGATTTTCACCGCCCTCGTCGTTCTCGGCGTCTATTTTAACTGGGGCGGTAGCCCCTGCGATTGGGATATGGACGTTTGGGTCTGCCACTAGGGAATCACCCCTTCGTCTAGTGCCGCCTGAATCTCCGCCCTCATCTCATTCTCTAGGGGCAGAACCTTCGGTATCATCTCGTCCCTGGCATTCGTCCGCATACCCCATACCAGCATGGTCGCCAGCAGTTCCGGCACCTGCTCCTCAATCTTCTGGCGGTACGCCGTAATGGTCTTGTCTACCGCCTTGACGACGGGACTGCGCTGCAACACGTCGCCGGTAGAGGGGGCAGTGGGGTTCTTAGCGATTAACTGTCGCTTGAACTCGTCATAACTAATATCGCCGAGAGAAGGCCAGTTGGAATCCCGCATCTTTTCCCAGATGACATCGGACATATCAAAGTAACTCACCTTACCCTCTACGCCCGGGAGTGTAATCTTGGGTTCGTCAAGTAGTGCTAGGGCTTGGCGGCGCAGGGCCATGACGGGACTGTCCTTCGCGCCAAAGTTCTTCTGTAGTTGGCCGTACTGTTCATCCGTCAACTTGGACTCGAAGGCGTCGATGTCAACATACATCTGTTCTCGTTTGGCGGGATCAATCTCGCCGGTCTCGGCGTCGGTGTTCTGTCGATACAGCGACATCTCAAAGTCAAGGACTTCTTGCGGATTCCACTGGTCAGTCGGTTTGGTCGACGGCCTGTAGTCCGCCCACTTCTTCGCCGTCTCAGGGAACCCCTTTTCAATGTTGAAGATAGCGGCCTGCCGGTCTTCCTTTGCCTGCCGTATCATAGAGTTTGCACGGCCGGGGTCAGTGAGGAACATCGGTTCCGCCTGACGAAGAGTCGCATTGTAGGTCTCGGTCGCCACCCCGATGAGATCGTAGGCGTTCGGGTTCTTCGCCCACCGTTGCTTTTCCTTCTCAACTTCCGCCTGGGCAGCAACAACGGCGGCATCCGCACTCACAATGCGGTTGGCCTCGGGTTTGCCCTCTCGTGTTGCCAGATCGTCAAAAGACTTAGCCCCGGCCACCTGAGCCGCCTTGTCCTTTGCGGTAAGAAGGTTCTCAAAGGCAGTCTCATACGTCAGGGTGCCAGTGCCGAAGAAACCAGAAGAAACCAGTAGTGCGCCCTTTGGTCCCCATTCCCTCACGGCGTCAGTCACATCCTGAATGAACATCGGGGCGAGTCTGTTGAATGCCTGCGCCTTGAGTTGCCCCGGCGCGGCAGATAGTTCCTCGCCTGTGAATGTTGATCCGCGCAGTAGGTCCGCAATGAAGCCAGCGGCAGGCGACAACTTGCCCTGGAAGAAACGGCTAAGGACGGTCAGTCTATCGGCCGAGTAGATGCTACCAAGTACGGTATCCTTGCGTTGCCCAGTGGCGATTTGGGCAACCGTGCGGGCGATCTGTTGGAAGCCGCCCCACGAGTCGATACGAGTCGGGCCGACCTTAATCTTGCCAAAGTCTGTCGACCGTGGATCGAGTTCCACGTCAGCGGCACCCGTGAACTTCAGAACCGATAACAGGCCAAGGTTTGTCCCGATAAAGGCCGCGAGGTCTCGCGCCACCATCTTTCGGACTAGCGGGGTCGATGTCACCAACGTCGGTAGTGTCTCTAGGCGGGCAGCGAGTAGTCTTGGCGAGAAGATTCCCGCCGCTAGTTCTGGTGCCGCTCGCTCGAACTTGCCCAACTTCCCGCGTCCAGATGCGACGTTGAGCCAGTTACAAAGGTCTTTCACGTCCTCCTCAGTAAACTGGATGCCGCGCTTCTGCCAACTTTCTATCGTTGTCTTGCCCACATCGAACCGTAGTTTGTTCAGGAACGCTTCATAGGCCCGTTGCGATTGGCGAATGCCGGGTATCTTCTCTATAAGCCCAGCCACGCGACCCTTGCCCAAGCCCATAAAGGCTTCCTCGCGTCCCACCATTTCCGCCGCGTTCGGCGCAGCGACAAACAGCCCGCCTGGTTCTAGATACTGTTCGTAGATCGGGTGCGCGATGATGTTGTCGTAGATGGCTTGGGCGTTCTTCTCCCGAGCCGCCGCCTTCACCATCGGAATGAGGTCTGATAGGAACTCCTTTGGGTGTCCCGGCCCGAGCAATGCACCCTGCCGAAGAGGAGCCGAGAGGTCGTAGGAAGCGAGTACGGCACGCGGTATGTTCGCCGCTTCGACGAATTCGCGCCATAGTTTGCCGCCAAGCGGACGCCACGCCTCAACCGCCTTCGTTATGCCTGGGAACTCTCGTTCCAAAAGGACTAACTCACCCGGCGTTGGCAATTCCCCGAGAGCGAGCGTGTCAAGTGCGGTGCGAGCATTCCGCCACTCAAACGGCTTGTACTTGGGCGAATCCCTGAGAATCTGCCGCCACTCGGCGACCTGTTCGGGAGTTACATTTGCTTCGATGGTCGGCTTTACCAACTTGCCCTTTGTCTGGGCCATCGCCATTTGGAACGCCTTTTCCTCGGCATACTTCGGACTTCCCCGGATACCAGCGATAGCCCCAGCCTGCCCGACTCGTTTGGCGTGAAGTTCTGCGGCGACTTGCGGCTGCGCCTCTCTAGCGCCAGCGATCAAGTCCACAAGCCCTGCACGGGGGTTAGGCGGGACCGCCTCCTCCGCTGCCTTTGCCACAGTTTCCCCCGCCTTCGGCGCTTCCTCTGGCACCTTGCCGATAGCACCGCGCTCACTAGAAAGCCGACCAGTGGTCAACTCTCTCGCCGCGACCTTTCCAGCTTTCCCCGCGAGGGGCATAAGAAGGGGGCCGGTAAGACCACCGGCAATCTGCCCTATGGTCTCACCCTTCTCGCCACCGACTCGTCTCCCGATTAGTCCGCCTGCGAGTTCGCCGCCTGCAAATTGGGCTGTCAACTTTGCGGCCCCACCTAGACCGCCACCCGCGCCCATCGCCCAGATGCCAGGAGCTGTGGCCGTCTCTAGCGGCCGGCGCGCAACAGAGGGTATTTTCTCTTCGCCCGGAATCAGCGTAATCGGTGAAGCAGTCACTATTTCCGCCGTACCGAGGGCTGAACGCAGACCCGCCTGTACCGGCGTGGGGTAAGGCATCCGGTTCGCCTTCTCGCGCTGGTAGCCCAGCCATTCGTCATGAGCCCGTTGGAAAGAGTAATAGTCAGGGAAATCCATCTCCTTCGGCTCTGGATACCCACTCTCTAGGGGGGCTTCCCCCGCGTACTGCCGTATGGTCTCCGGCGTAACCATGCCCGCCATAGCCTTCTGATAGGCTATGTCCTGCGCTGACATCCCCGGCGGAATGTAGCCACCCGCCCCCGGTGCCGCCATCGGATTCGCATTCGGCATACCAGCTATAAATCCAAGCAACTGCATATTAGCCAGAGTGTTGAGCCTCGGCGGCCCTAGCTCTTGCCCGTAACCCATCGGAAGCGGGCGGTAGGGCGATGGCTGGGACGGAACCTGTGTGAGCAACTGTTTTAGATTACCCGTGGGCTGAGGTGGCCCATACGGCGCAGGTGTGGCCGGAGCCATTGGTGGCGGCGTAAACGGTGGTATCACACGCGGGGCCGCAGGCGCATACGATGGCGGAGATGGCGCGGGTGAGTACACCGGCGGCGGCATTGGTGCGGGAGTGTACGGAACCTTAGCTGCCTGAACGGCCTTCGACGCCTGCGAGAGCCGCGCAACTATCTGGTCCGGCGTCAGGTTGCCACCGGCAGCGTCTATGAGTTCCTGTAGGGTCGCCACAAAGCTCTCCTACTGAAGTCGTTGTAGTGCTGGCGTCGCACTCCGAAGGTTGTTAAACCCGTATCGGCTGGACGCTACCACGTCTTCGGGACTGATCCCGAAGAGAGTGTTATACATACTGAATAGACCCTGTTGTTCGGAAGGTAGCATTCGGTTGAGTGATTGGAGGCTCGGTGTAGGCATACCGTGTGCCGCCTGACTCATGTTTGGATACTGAAGTCCCTGCCCCTGACCGAGTTGCGTCAGCCACGGGAACTGTGGGCCGCCCCTATCGTAAAAGTCCTGTATCGGCGCGGGAAAGGGCGGCAACGGTGTCGAACCATAGGGGCCAGGGGGAATTGAGAAGGCAGTCCCGCCCTCTGCGAACGATGGCACCTGCGGCGTAATCTTGACCTTCTCTGTCTGCTGGGGCGCGTTCTCGTTGAAGGTGAACAACGGCTGCCCCGAGTTCATGCCGATGGCGACGGTGGGTTCGGCGGGAATAAACGTGCCGCCCTTTGCCGCAGTGGGTATTGCCTGCGGGGCCTGCGGCGTCGGAATGTTCGGCGGCAGTGGTGTTTGCCCCATGTCGGGCATGGCACCGAACCACGGATTGCCCCCATTGGGAATATTAAGAATGTTCGCCAACTGTGAGTTGTACGGGGGAACCTGCCCGCGTGCCTGGAACCAGGAGGCAAAGACGTTGGCAGGGTTTGAGAGAACGTCGTTGAGTTGTCCAACGCGATTATAGCCTGCCGTTAGATTCGCCTGTCGAATGGACTCTTGCAACTGCGCCGCCTGAAGTTGCTGAGAGAACGGGTCGTACTGCATGTAGGACGGGCCGCCGCCCCCTCCGCCACCCATCAGACTCGGGTAGTTAAACTGTGGCGTCGAGGGCATCTGAACAGGTTGCCATTGTCGCCCCGTCTGATACTCGGGGTAGACTGACTTACCCTGATTCACGTACCAGTCGGGGGTATGGTAGAAGGGCTGGTTAGGAATCTGTTGGCCGTATTGGATGTCGGTCCCGCCGGGGGTATAGCCCGTGGGCACGGGAGTGTAGAACCACTGCCCGGTCGCAGGGTCTTGCTGAAGCATCCACGGGATGCCGTCGATCATCCTAATATTCGGATCATCAGTCGTTGGGTCGTCGCCAGTATCGATTGACCAGGGGTCTCCGTCGGCCATCTTACTTACTCCCCAGGAACTTGCAGGCAGCGCACGGTCTCTGCTCGCCGTCCTGATGCTTCGCGGCGGCGTACATTTCCTCGACTAAGGGCATGGCCTCCACCTCGTCGAGGTTCAACAGGTGCGCGTGTAGTTTGTTACGCTGACGCGGCCCCAAGACGTTTCGCCCCGACTTTAGGGACTGGGCATAGCCCTTTATGTCCCCCTTGTAGCCCTCGAAGTCCCTAGACAGGAGTTCTCTGAGGTCTGGCAATCTGTTGCATCCCCTGTGCGGCTCTTGCGGTCTCTTCGGGGCTCCCCGGCATGGCAGGCACCTGTCCCTGCATCGCGCCGATTCCCATCGGTGCCGCTGCCTGGTTCATCCCCTGTCCTTGGCCCATTCCTTGCGACTGCAACCCCTGTTGTTTGTAGAGCTGCATCAGCATTTCCTCGAACTCCATCTGCTCGACGGGTTCGCCCGTGTATTCCTCAACGAAGTCTCTCCCAAGGTGATTGACGACCAAAGGTGACGCCATCACCTTGTCGCGCATAACGCGCATCTTCATGTCCGCCGTGTTCTGAATCCCCGACCGCTCCATTGACTCCTCCAGGTCGATGATGCCTGCCTGGTAGAGCTGGGCGGCTACAAGGGCTTCTCTGCTTACCGCGCTGGGGCTCATGTCCCTCAACTCGATGCGGTGATAGAACGGAGACGGTATTTCGTTCTTTTTGAGCGTCGGCGGAGCCTGCAAGGTGTCGTCCGTCATGGGGACGGTCAATTCGTCCTTGTCGTCACGTAATAGGACGTTTCTAGCCAGGATCAGGACTTTCTCGTTGACCTCGCGTATCCCGTCCTCAACGGCCCGTTTCGCCGACCTGAAGCGAAGTTCAGCCTGCGCGGAGAGGATCGCGTGCTCGGCGGCGCTTCGGGTTCCTGGTTGCTTTTCACCAGACACGACGGAGCCGAATGTACCACGTTCAATACCCGCCTGTATCTGTCCAATGGTGGCTAAAAGTGCAGCGTGGGGCTGCGGGATAACGGGAGACTGTGGCAGATCACAGTTTGGTGGAATGAAGTTAAGGAAGCCAGGTGCCCACGTGAAGTTCCACTCGGAGGCTTCGCCCTTAGCAAAGAGAACGGGCGTAGCATAGAAGGCTGTAATGGCATCGAGTTGAGTTAGCCTGCGGCCCTCTGCCTCCAAAAGCGACCGGACGGGGTGAAGGATTCCCCTGGCCTTCTTCTCGTGATGCCCGTCTCTCGACTCCCTTCCGCCGCCGCCGTACTTGACGACCCACGGTAGGGGGTAGCCGGGGAGAAACTTCGGGCCAAGGGCTTCAATGCGATCCGCCAGCACGGCGCGCCAGCAACCGTATATCTTCTCACCCTTGGTCTCCGCGAAGCCGTCCTTTACGTCCTCGGCGTCGGCTTCCTTCGTCCCTTCCTGCCAGTAGTCGATGATGTCCGCCCTGTTGGGATCGAGGGCGTCATCGCCCGTGCGCGGGTTCGACCAGTCTTCATAAAGTTCCTGTACCTCGTCAACGTCTTTAGAGTAGAACTCCATGCCCCACTTCTTACGTCCAATGGTGGGGTCGTCGATGAACCATCGTGGAGAGATGGACTGGCAGACAATCGGGAAGTCCATAGCACGGATGTCCCGAATCTCGGCCATGATCTCGTCTTTTTCTTTCCTGGTCATTCCCTGAGTGATCTCTGGCTCCGGCCAGGCGTCGAAGTCGATCAGGACGCGGAATACGGCCTTGTTGCCGAGAAAGAGGTTCTTGGTGAAGTCTCTGGGCGGGGGAATGTCTTCGGCGTGGCTCGACCAGTAGTTCCACACCCCCTGAATGAATCCCTTGATCTTTCCCGCCTCTTGTTCTGATTTCCCCTTCTTCCCTATCGTCGGGACGTGGGGCGTGATGTGCTCGGTGTCGATATGGTCGGTCGCCTCTTCGATAATCGCGGACGCGGTTGCGGGGGTGGTCTTCGGGAACCCCTCGGGGCCGCTCGGCTCCCAGTCCCCCTCGTAGAACATCTCCGCTTCGTCGAAGGCGTCGAAGAACTTCTGGAGCCTTGCCTGCCCCTTCTCATGGCGTTTCAGGATTAGTTCTCTAGTCGGTTCGGGCAATTCTCATCGGCTCCTTTTTCCAGTCCGTGTACTGCGTCGGCGTGTACGGCATGTACTGGGCTGGCCGGTAGTCTCGAAGGCGTGGGGCATATCCGAAGTGACGGATCAGGCCGTACCCTATCGCCATCCACGCATCTCTATTCCCCTCGGTGGAGTTGTGGTCGAAGATTGCGCCGTCGTGGTCGACCTTGTGCTTCCAGGCGCGGTGTCCCTGCCACGGCGGGTCGCCAGAGTCCGCTTCGGCGAGTGCCCCGACTTGCCTGGGCGAGATGAACACTTCACCGGCGTTGATTTTCGTCAGGATGCGTTCCGCCATGTCTTTAACCAGGATGGGCTTGCCCAGGTCGGCCAATCTGAGGTGCGCGTATTCCCACCACTGCTCCTGCACGCTCTTCCCTGCCTGGTGCTGACGGGCCGCGAAGTCCACGGTGGCGATCTTCTTGCACTGCCACCAGGGACGCTTTTTGCAGATGTTGATCATGTCCTCAGTCGTCAGGTTGTGTTCGTAGACCTCATCAATCCCGTAAGCGGTGTTCCCCTCGATCTGGAAGACCTCAACCGCGTAGGCGGCATCGTATCCAGGGTCGACCCAGATGTAGACCGGTTTATTCGGGTCAAGTTCCGTATCTTTGACGTGATGCGGCTTGAAGGCCCTGAGAACGAGGCCGTGGGGAGCGATGGGCTCCGCCTCGATGCGCTCTTGCCAGTATTCGTCGTCGTATATCCGGCGCATCTCCTTGATAACGCTATTGTCAACTCCGCCGGGGTAGTTAAACTCATTGGCGTAGGTGGGAATGGCGAGGCTCTCTAATCTCATGTCATTAGGGCGCTGGCCGATCTTGTACCATTGCTGATACCATCGCTCAGACTGCTCGAACGTCCCCGACATGAACCAGAAGGCGTCCCTCGCGGAGCCGCGCCCCTGAAGCCTCTTTACGGCGGGCCACGAGACTTTGCCCGCCTCGACGACGAATATGCCGTCCGGCTTCCAGGTTCTAATGTTCATGGCGTCTTCCAGCGTCTTAGACTCGACGATGTTGCCGACGCCGGTTATCATTCGCCAGCTACCCTCTCTAGGGGTAGAGGGTTTGCCCTCCAGGGCACCCATTTCCTTCAGGTCGTCCATGAGGTAGCCGAACTCCATGCGCGGCTCCTCGTAGGTCGGCCCGGCGATGGCGAAGTACCTAGGCCGGACTATCCTCCCGCCCCTCATCTCCGGGGGATAAAGGACGTGCGGCCCCGCTTCCTTCGCCGTTATGTACGACTTTCCGCTGTCTTCGCCGCCCGCTAGGAGGAACCGGTGCGCTGTCGAGTAATGGACTTTCAGCGCTTGCGGTCCCGTCGGCCGGTATCCCACTTGGCGGAAGTAGTCGACCTTCTGTTCCCACTTCAATCGCAGCATTTGCCTCTACGCCGTTGACGATGTTCTGAATCAAGACCTGGAAGCGGTTGTCGTCCGCCCCAGTCCCTGTACCTATCTGTCCTGTTTCCCGCGCAATTAACTCCAGGCCGTTCAGCAGGTCGCGTACCTGGTACTTCGGACGGCCCGAGAAGTCACTACCCCCATCCCAGACAGCTTCGGCAAGGGCCTGAACAAGAGCTATCTCCGCTTGCAGGCGTGTGTCCTTATGGGCCAAGCCTTCTTTCCACATACTGGCTTGCCAGGACTCACGAAGGGCCGCTATCTCGTTCCCGTACCGCTGTCGAAGGTTCCAGAGAAGTTTGCGTTCGGGTTTCCCCCAACCGTGCTCCTCACACAGAACCTCGATGCGGTGATAGGGCAGAGCCTCGGCAAGCCAGTGCAATAACTGATCGCGGCCTTCGGCAGACTCCAGCGCCACACACCCCGTAGACTCCAGGGCTACGCTTTCAACCATCTATAGAACCAGGTTCAAGGGCTCCTCGTACCAGGACAAACCAGAGCAGAACGTGGAGGTCGTGGCCTCTGCTACGACCTGAAGCGAGATTGCGCCCGTCGGCGGGACGATCAACCTGCCCTCAATCGGGACACAGATACCAGCCCCAGGGAGAACGCCCGTGGGTTCTGGGTCAACGGACGAACTCACGGGATACCAGCCGTTGTCCGTGCAAGACTTGGCTAGTTCGACGATTGCGTTGCCGCTGTAGGTCCGGCCCGACATGCCGGTAAGGTTGACGGCGCTGGCAGCGATTTCGGAGGTACAGGCCGCCAAGCCCGCCGGGTGGATACAGGCCCAGATCATAAAGCGGCCCTCAGCACCCGTGGACACGAGGCAGTGGGTGAAAATCCTGTCTACGATGTAGGACTTCCCGCCCGTGCTTTCGCCGTTCCAAAGGGTTATCGCTGCGGTGGTGGACGGCCTCGTCTTGATACCGGCGGTAGCCGCAACCTGGATGACCTGGAAGCCAAAGCCCCTGCGGGTCATCTCGGTATAAGCGGGCAACCCCTGGGCGACCATGACATCCTTAATCTCGTTAGATTCAACATGCGCCTCTTTACTCGGATCGTGCCTAGAGGCGGCGTTAATCAGTTCGGTCATTCTTTGTTCCTTTCTACAGAACGAGGTTTATCTTCTCCTCGTACCAGGAGAGCCCCACAACGGGTGTCGACTCATCAGCATCGGACGACACGACCTGGACGGATATGCCGCCCTGCGGCGGGATAATCAATCGGCCCTCGATGTTGGCGACGATACCGGCACCGGGGAGAGTCCCCGTGGGCTCGTAACTCACCGAGGAGCTGACTGGATACCAGCCGTTATCAACGACGGTGGCGTCAACGTCCACGACGGCCATGCCGCTGTAGTAGAGGCCGCTCATTCCCGTCAGGTTGGTTGCGGCGCGGGCGATGTCGGCGGTGGGCTTGGTCATCCCTTGGGGGTGGACACAGGCCCAGAGTTGGAACCGACCCGCCGTGTTGTCCGAGGCAAGCATGTGAGCGAAGATGCGGTCGACGATGTAAGACTTGCCGTTTGTGCCTTCCCCGTTCCAGAGGGTGATGAGGGCTACGGTGTCGGGCCTGACAACAAGGCTGGCTGCGGCGGAGGTGGTGACAACCTGCCATCCATGCCCGCGTCTCGTCATCTCCGTATACGGAGGGAGACCCTGCGCGATCTGCACGTCGCCGATGTCGTTCAGGTCGGCGTGTTCGCGCTCGTGGGTGTAACGATTACTGGTATTAACCAGCGTTCCTTCCATTACTTCTTTCCTTTCCTCATTTTGCCAAGCGTGAGGGCGAGGCGAGCCCTTTTGCCGGTTTTGCCCTTAGCCCCCTTCTTCTTGCGGGCAAAGGCCATCGGACTCATGCCAGCGACCTTCGCCTGTTTGGTGAGAGCGCCGGGCTTCTTAATCGCTCCGGCAATCCAGTTCTTTGCCACTGGCACCTCCTAAACACAAAGACGCCACACGATAGCGTGCAGCGTCGTTGACGAGTCTGCGGCCGTTACTTCTTACGGTTCCTCGTAGTTCCTTGGGAATACGGGGACCAATCGCCAGTATTTGTCATCAAGGGCGTGTGTGCCCGCGAGAGAGAACCGCTTGCCACAACTAGGGCAGTCGAACCCCGCCGCGTACTCCGAGTGGTTGCGCTGTGATTCGGGGTCGTAAACGACTTCGGCCCCGCAGTCGCAGAATAGTCGCTTGTTAAGAACCATCCTCACCTCTCGGCTTTATCGCATAGGGCATCGGGGTTGACCTCAAACCTACAGCCGTCAAAGTGAAGGTCGTGGGCCTCTGGCGGGATGTTGAGTTGCTCCGTGAACACTTGGGCGTGGACATCCACCTGATCGTTCTCCGCCGCAGCGTTCACAGCCCCCTGAATCGAGGAGAACATGCGGACAGGCTCGCCTTCAACACCAAACCACCCCTGGTCAACAACTAGTCTCATTTCTACCTCCAACCTGGTTCTCCAATCGGGTACACGTCTCCCCGATGACTATTGGGGGAGGGGAGGGAACGGTGAGTCTCTTTGCTGGTTGACCACAGACGGGGCAGATGATTAGATCAGTAGACACATCAACCCTACATTCCGTCGTATCACCGTTCTCGCAGCGGAAGTCGTATCTCGGCATATCTCTACGGGTTTCCCCGGTGTCTTACCATGCGCCCCAGGACGCCGCACACGACTGGAGCGCAGAAAAAGGCCCCACACTCAGGCGTGCGGAGCCTTTGTTCACTTCATACACTATTTACTTCGTTTTGTCAAGTCACCCGAATGCCAGCCAAGATCGGGCTTCATCTCCCATCAGCCAGACCATGACCGAATCACAGAGGACATGGAAGCCGTGGTATGTCGGCACGCGACTCTTCAGCCGCCCCTTTCGGGCGATCCGCAATAACGTGTAGTTGACCCTTGTATTCGGACTAGAGACGGTACAGATACCCATTTTGGGCAGAGCCAGCATAGCCGTTGATTTGTCACCCCAGGTCATCAGTCCGCCAGGGGGTCCGTGACGGTTCGCGCTATGTACTCCAATGCTCGCTCACGGGTGATGTCTTTTTCACCACCGGTAACACCCAGGTCGCGGGAGAAACGGAAATACCCCACCACACAAACGACCCTCAAGGTCACGGTGCCGTTCCACGCCTCTTTGCAGGGCAGGGGGACACTAACGCTGCAAAAGTCATGGGCGGCCGCCTCAAGGATTTCTAAGCGTTCTTCGGGGCTCATCGCGCCAGGCTCTTTGCCCTCTTCGCAATCACGGCTTCTGCGGGCATCCCCACGAATAGTCTTCCAAGGGCTTTGTGCCCTAATCTCCCGTAATGCTTTCTCCAGACCTCGCGCAGCTCGTCAGGCGTCTTGCAGGCCGCCATCGCAGCCTCACACTCATTGACCTCTTGTGCAAAGTCTTCCGGGCTTAACGATCCTCTAGGTGGCATGATCCCTCCTTACTGCATGAACGAACCACCGTGGGTGGATAACTGTTCAATCACAACGCTTCCCTTTGCTTCTGGGTGCTTGGCGAGGTAAAGGCGAGTAAGTCCGGCTGCCTCGTATGCGCTCTCATGCACCAAGTCGAGTTTCGCGCCGAACTGCCCCGTCATATCTTGGAGGAAGTGCAGAATCTCGACCTCCCTCCTCTCCGCGTCCCGTTCACTCAGGCCGTGCAGAAAGATGGCCAGCAGTGCAATGAACGCAAGGGCGGCGATGTTGATGACGGCTAGAGTTATCACGGCGTCCTCCTTTTCCCCATTATACCATAACCTTTACGTAAGGTGTAGAATAGGCGTGGAGGTACGCGCATGAAAGTGACAATCTCCGACGAGGAGTGGTATCCCGTCTATGTCATCGAGGCGAGGCCCGAGAGAATGTGGCACCCGGTTGAGATTGATGAGGCCACAGTCGAGCGGGTTCGGAAGGCTGAAGAGGAGTTTGACGAGTGCCAGGAAATCCTCAAGAAGTTGCGTGAGACCGTGTGCCGCAAACTGTGAGGACGTGCAGGGCTGACTGTCGGCGTAGGGCGGTGTTTACGCTGGCTTTCAGGTGGGAAGGCGGGAAGGGGTTCTGGTATCCCTGTAACCCCTTAAGGGGAGAGCCGCCGTACTACTGCCTGGAACACGCCACGGAGAGGTCAATGGAACTCAACGAGGGGAAAGAAGAGGCGAAGGTATGAGCGGAACAAGGGATATGGTTGAGATTGGCTCGGGGGACTAGAACCCTAGTTTCCGCACGACTTCCTCGGAATATTCCTCTTGTAGTGCCCAAAGACGGTCGTGCTCTTTGTGCGCTTTGAGCATCTGCTCGAAGGTCACGGCAGAAAGTAACCCCTCGTTTGCTTTCCCCATCTCGACGCCGTGATCATGGAGAAAGGCGGTACGCCCTAAATGCGGCGCAAGCGGGAATAGGGTATCAGCTCCGTAGGAAGCGGCAATCGCATCGCGGGGGTGCATGACCGTGAAGACAGTAACGGTATCCTCGGACTTTTCAACTATTAGGTGATCCATCATTCTCCTCGCTTCCTTGCCCCCTTGGGTCTACCGAAGAACCGCCGATTAACCTCATCTTCCAGGTTAAGGTGGTCGGCGAGGAAGGCCCTGAGATCATAGAGGTCGTTGCCCCGGTATTCGTACATAGTCCAACCCGGCGACACCATCTCCCTGAAAGCAGCGGTCTGCTCACGAGTCCCCAAGGCGTAACCCTCGCCAATCTTCGTGCCTTTATCCAGGACAAGGCCATGCTTGGGAATCTTGCGCCCAATAAAGAGGGTGGTGCCGATCTCAAGCTCGTCAGCCTGCATCACTCTTCTCCTGCCTGTATATGCTCAACGTCGGGAAGATTGCCACCATCCCATGTGATCTTGTCGGGTTCCTTGTAGGGACGGAGTGCGTCGAAAATCGGTTTACCCTTCCTCTCGTCGTCCTTCCTCTCCCTGTAGGCGTACACCTTACACTTAGGGCCGCAATACTGCGCCCTGATGGTGCCCTTAAAAACGACGCCACAGCGTTTGCAGATGCGGTCCTGCCATCCTCTCATGACCAACCCCCTACTAGGAGAATGATGACAGTAAGGCTTAAGCCGAGGCCAACTAATCCAAGGGCGAAACTAAATCCGTCTAGAAAATCTCCATACATGTAGGCCCCCTTAAGAGTAACACTCAAGATCACTACGGTAATTGTAGCAGAACAAAAGGGGAACAGCAAGGCCAACGCACGAGTTTTAAAATAGCGGAGGGTAGATAGCCCCACTCACAGAGACGCCAGCCCCATACCCCCTCCCCCTGGGGGCGATTATATATGTCTGCATACAGGGGTAGGGGGTGTGTTTGAGAGCTGGTAGCAACCCCCATCTAGCTAGAGCAGGCTACAGATGACCAACGTATCTAGATGATCGCACTATAGTACATATGTAGAGTAATCCACTCCTAGAGCGTAGACTGCTAACTATTAGGGGGCTACTGTCTGTATCTAGGGCTGTTGTGTGTGTAGGGGAACCAAGGGGCTGTAGATTGGGGCTATGGCATTAGATGATAACAACCCTGACGTTGACGTAAAGGTTAGGCGCGGGAGTGTCGGCGGTGCCGAAGGGACTCTACTTGTGGAGTTAGGCCCTCTGATGGCATCTCTACGCTCCCTGTGAGCCGTTCAGCGGGATCGCAGCCGTAGGTCTGATGATACCAGCGCAGATTCTGCCGTATACTCCACCAACGGCGGGCAACCATCATTATATGCTTCATCTATCGTCTACCTTAACGTGTACGTAAGGGTTAGCCTCTGATTCTGGCACATTGTCCCACCAATAGGCTACTTCTACCTCTTGATGGCACCTAGGGCATACAGCGGGTAACTCTACATGGGAACCTATCAAGTAGAATCGATAGCCGCACTTACAGTCGTAGTTAGCCTGTACGTAAGGGTTAGGGTTCCTATCTGGCATTACCCAGCCGCCACCTATCTCTACGGGCACCCGCGTTCTATTGGCCTTATCCTTAGCTTCCTGCCACTTCTGGGAGTCCATACAGACTTGCGGTGCTACTTGCCATAGGTATTCTAGTTCAGCTTGAGTGAGTGTCATTGTACTCTCTCGCGTGTGTGTGCGATTCCATCATCCCTACAGTCTCTTGGGCTCGCTACGCTTGTTGAATACTGCGTTGTGCGGGTCGTCCAGCGCTTCGCCTATCTCTACGGAGAGCGCGCTCCTAATCGGCCTTACTGTCAGTCGGTCCAGGGCGTCCACAATCGCCCTTGTACGTGCGCACTCGGGGGAGCAGTAGCCGTTCAGAGACCACTTCTCGCCACAACCATCACTCTTACCGCAGAGGAGACAGGGTTTAGTCATGCCCTCATTCTACTCTCTCGCCTACGTGCGCGTCAATCTCTACAAAATAGTCACAAAATAATTGTCCTGGGGTATTGACATTGGGGGAATGTGTGGTATTCTGAGTCTGAGGAGCGAGCAATGGACAAGCGGATTTCGTCTATATGGCCCCAAGCACCGGAAGCAGACCGCTCGTCGGCTTGCTCCTCAACCGGTGTAAGGGGCCTTTCTAATGGAGGGAATGATGGCGAACAAGCGAATTATGACAGACTACCGATGTATCGGGGGCCATGTACACCCGATAGCGCCGGGCAATCTTCGCGGGATGCTCGCGGCGGCGAAACGCGGCGACTTCGGGCCAGAAGCGAAGACGGACGTAGCAGCGGGCAAGCCCTTTATCCTTTGCCCGTGGCGCAAGGTCGAATAGTAAGCCTGTCACCGAGAACTCAAGCCCTATTTGAGTTCCAAGAGACATGCCCGCCACTCATTCAAGCGGGCCTAGAGTCGGGCAATAGTTCTATAGGAGGAGAGACAAAATGAGATTCGAGGAAGCGGTAGCGAAGTTCACGGCATGGTGCGATCACCATATCAACATCGACAGTTGGGCAGAACTGAACGCCGCAGTTCGTGGCGTGGCAAAGGAGGCTGCAATAATGGCCGATGAAGGAGGCGGCGATATTGCAGAGGCCGAAATCGACCGACTCTTGCCACCCACAGCTGACTAGTCCCTTCCCATCCTTGGGCCTCACGGGGTCCAGGGACGGGCAGAGAAGAGTAGAGGAGAGAACGATGCGCCGACACCGGCACGATTACAAGGGCGCAAGCGAGTTACAGGCAGCAACAGCCGCCTTTGATGAGGAAGCAGCAAGCAGGTCCCTAGACGAACATCGACACGAGCTTGCGATCCTCCGTGCCGAGTTCCGCGAAGCCGAAGGATTGCCCAATGTTCAGGCAATGGTGTTACAGCGGTACAGCCAGAAGAAAAGGATCGTTGAGTACCTAGAGGAGAGAGAATGATGACACGCGCACAGGAAACGGCAGCAGTCAAAGCAGCGGTTAGCGCCGCCGGTTACAAGGTTCGCAACGTGGAGCACGGAAGGGGAACGGCGTACTGTTGGATTCACGTCAATCTAGCGCAGCCAGCTCCTTATCCCATGCTTCTGGAAGTCGAGCAGATCGCAGCACAAGCAGCCGGACGTGAGACATGGGGAAACAACTGCATTGGTGTCAGTGGAACTATCTAGCCGTTTCCCTTCCCATGCCTGGGCCTCACGGGGTCCAGGGACGGGCAGAGAAGAGTAGAGGAGAGAACGATGAAATACCTAGTTTATCGGAAAGGCGGCGATGAGTATCTTGGCGACGGTTACGCACTCGCTGAGGCTAAGAGGCTGGTCAACAGCCCCTACGCGCTCATCGGACACCGCTATTGGGACAATCAGAAGGACGGTGTACTAGTGGGCTTTGACGAGATGCCCGACAGTGCGGAAATCACCCGAAGGCGCGCCAATGGCCTACTCGGGGCGCGGCTGATGAAGTAGCTTTGCGCCTAGCCTTCCCTTCCCATGGCCGGGGGTCGCAGCTCCCGGCGACGGGTAGAGAAGATAGCAGGAGAGAGAATGATGGGGCCAACAGAGTTGCTTCGGGCAATCGACGAAGCCGAACAGATAGCACCTGGCTTCCTCCAGCAACTCATCTGCGATACGTGGCTCCGGCGTGCTGGCCTTCCCGCCCAGTGGTTTCTGCGAACTGCGGGTGGTGGCAGTCACACGGTGGCCGAACTTCGAGCCGCTATTGTAAGCGAATTTGGCGACGAATAGCACTCGCGGGCAACCGCAAAGGAGGAGAGAGAACGATGGAATGGAAGGTTACATACAGAAACGAGGGACGGCCAGAAAAGGGCTTCTATGACTCAGAGGGCGAAGCCACAAAGGGCGCTGACTTCCTACGCTTCCAAGGCGCCACGGCGATCAGGGTCACAAGGGCTACAGCCCAAGAAGAAGCGAAGAGGGCGTATTGGGCGGCATACTGGGCCAACCTAGAGAAGTAACAGGAGAGAATGATGATTGACTACAAGCAGGCACAACAGAAGGTAGCACTCGGACAGATGCGGGAGGAACGAATAATGACCGCCTACAGCCTACACCCAACCGATACCGGCCCAGACTACCGCGACGAAGACGGTTCGCCCCCAACCCTAGTAAAGTGTCCAGATTGCGGGCAAATGGAGTGGTGGACTGAGGCGGAAATGATGGACCACGGTCGCTGTCGCACTGGTCAATACCCCTGTGCTTGCGATGACAGGTAGCCGCCTTCCCCGGCGGCCCGGAGGCGGTGACAGCGCCCCCGGTCGGCAAGGGGAAGAGTAGGAGAGAGAATGATGGGACACACACCGGGACCGAGCGACGAACGCTCTTGGGGAGAAGCAGTGCCGGGGGTCAAGGGGCCGGATGTCTACGATTGCGGCTGCTACCTGAATTGCCCGCTGCACAAAGCCGCGCCGGAGCTTCTGGCGGCGCTGGGGGCGGTCGAGTGGGTGCCCTTTGAGGATCGTGAGTGGAGTGTAACCGATTACCATTGCCCTTCATGTGGCGGGACTGAACCGGGAACCGCCAGTGACGATCCTGGGGGTCATAAACCAGACTGCCAGCTTGCCAACGCGCTCGCTAAGGCGAAGCAATAGTCCGTTCTCTCCTCCTATGCATTGGCGGCTCCTTCGGGGGTCGCCTTTGCATTCAGCAGCGCCTCGGCGTCGGCACGGGTGATCTCCTCGCGCTTTCCGTTCAGATAGCGTGGGGTCGCTTCTCTGGCCCGCACCCAGAGAAAGATGTGGCCCATTCCGTTGTACATCGCAATCTCTTCCTTGGTAGTCGTGGCGACCCGCTCCAGCAGCCCCAGCGTGTCGGCAGCGTCTACACAGGCTTGGGCGTAGGCACGGGCAGCGTCTTTGACGAACTCTCTGCGACGGTCGGTGTATTCTTCATGCGCCCATTCAGCAAGGCCGTAGTCCTGCAACTTGACCTGAAACTTACCCCATGCTTCTTCTTGCATCATGCTTCCCCCTTCATCCTGGCGTAGCGTTTCGCTGCCTCCGAAATGGGCACCCATGTTGGATAGATTCTTGTAGCGCCGCAGAGCTTACAGACGGCGTGCCGGTGGGCCTCGCCCTCACAGCGACAGACGGACTCCGAAGGGTCAATGCGCCAGTGGTGGCGACAACGAAGATCAAGGGTTGGCTGTACACACTTCTCGCACACATCCGCACAGATCGCCATTGTCTTACCCCTTCCTAGATACGCCGATGGCCTGAAACGTGTGGTGTGGCATGTGTGCGTGCTTCTCCATTGCACCAACCCCTAATGTGTGGTGTGTTTTAACACACATAGGGGTGCACACATACATATCCCCACTCATTCACCAGTGTTCGCCTCGTAAAGAACGTCTCGCCCATCCTTCCGTGCAACCCGAAAGCGGGGGTCATTAGCCAACAGGCGCGACAGGTTGGAGCGGTCACACCCCAGCTCGTGCGCTATGTCCGTCGCCGTCATGGGGCCAGTGCCGAGTAGGAAGTCCTCGATGGTATCTATCAAATCAACCTTTGCAGTCGCCAGTGAGGGGAACTCCCTTGCGGAAGACTTCCGCGCCCCGGCTAGGTGGAAGCCCTCAAAGTCCAACGCCATGATCTCCATCGGTATGTCCGGGAGATCGTTTGCGTCGAGTGCCTCCAGTGAGACGCCGAGCGTGCCCGGCCGTGTCATGGAACGCTTCGAGTTCACGCGAATCCCTATATCTTGACCAGCGTTGAACATAATGGAGCCGAACGAGTGAGAGGGGTCTGCTCGTGGGGTGTGCCCTATCGCCTCCCACGTTGGGCAAAGGGCATTAAGAGCGTTGACCATCTGATTTGCTACTTCGTCGTCGCTTAGTTTCCCGTAACCTGAGCGGGATATGCTGTCCAGCATCAGCACTTCGATCCCATCGGCCTGGACTGCGTTCGCTATGCTGTCGTAGATGTAGTCAAGCCTACTGCCCTTCTTTTGTATCACCTTGATTCGGCGGTTGGCGTCCAACCCCAGTGTCTGATTGACGTACCACAAGCGCCTGTTGACAGAATCCTTGGAGCGTTCGAGGTTTACGATCATGACGCGGCGCTTGTCCGCCCGCCATAGCTTCTGGCAACCAGAGTCAATCGAAGCGGCCATGAGATAGAGCAGGTAACTCTTGCCCGCCTTCGGTAGTGCGAACATAATGGAGCCGCCGCCGTCCATGACGTAGGGATAGAGCGGGAAGGTCGGATCGGGCGGCTCTTCGTCGGCCCCCGCCTCCTCTATTGTGATGCCAGCCTTTGTGAACTCCGACCAGATTTTGAGGCTGAAACGCCAGATGGCATCTTGGAAGAAGTCGAGAGGATACTGCTTCTTCTCATCGCCACCTAGTTTTGCCCATGCCTTCCGCCCCAGTTTCTCGCGCCCGTCCATGCGTTCGAAGTTGAACAGATCACCGGCCAAGTCATGTCCGTCAATAGAGACAGTAACGGTGGCGTGCTTGCCCGTGTGGGCGTTGCGAATACCCTCAGCGCGAAGACTGAGCCGCCCGTTACGCGCCGACACTACGCCGTCTTTGGTGGCCCAGACCCATTCAGCGGGCATCCAATACCTCTGCCGCCTCACGGAATCGCTTGGCTAGGCACTGGGGACATAGCTCGGCAGGCCCGCACGGCTTGTTTGGCGCGTCTATGTCCGGCACAGTGAAGGTCAGTGAGCCCGTCTTCCCGAATGACACTCCTACCGTCTTGGGGGCCAGGTGCGCGTGCAATCCCCCGCACTCATCGCAGCGATATGCACTACTCATGGTCTTGTCCTCCTACAGTCCTGCGAGTCGCTCATCGCGCTCCCTACGTCTCTGGTCTATTGGTAGCCCCTTACCCGGCTGGTAGCGCTTCTCAACATCGTGCGCCATCTCGTAGACTTCCCTCTCTGTCATGGGCGGGTCACAGTGATAAGAGTTCACCGCCATCAGGCATTCCGCCATTGCGACTTCACACAACCCTCTCTCCCTGAGCCAGCCAGCGAACTTCAACAGCCCGTAGTGCCGCCCACCTTCGCGTAAGACGTAATGGCCGTTGCCCTCGAAAGTTGGTCTCTCTACCTTTGCGAGCTTCACTAACCACTCAGGGACAGGGGCCAAGGGCGTGTCCGGCCCGCGTTTGGGGTTCCACTGGTAACGCTGACCCGATTCGTGGACAGACGGCGGCGCGGTAAACCAGTTGATGAACTCCAGCCCCGGCCCAATCGGCCCGCGCTTCACCGCCGCGTTGTATTGGAAAAGGACGTGCATTCCCCCGCCGCCGGTGTGAGAGATGGGTGTCATGGGGAAAACGCCGTGAGGGGCAGCCAGGGCGTTCAGGGACGCCTTCCCGTTATCCCTGTGCATGTCCACGTCCAAGACGGTTAAGCCTGACGTTTCACCTGCCATAATGACTACGTTGGCGCGAGGGTGCGCTTGCCACCAACCGTTGATAATCTCAGGCTTGGTTGTGGCGTCCAGCGAGCCGTGCGTGTCCTTGTACGGAACCTTCCCGTCCACATGGTAGACGGGCCAGCCACGGGCGGCGTATTTTAAGGCATCGGATAGGCAGCTGGTCACTTCGGCTCCTCCAGCACCTTCCCGAAGCCCCGGTTGATTTCGGCCTTCGCACGACAGGCTGAGCAGTTCGCCTCATCGTGCTTTCCGGCAAGCGTGTCCTCGATGCCTTGTTCTGTTAGTGGATTGCGCGGCTTGTGTCCTACTGTCTCGACTGCCGCCAGCCCGAAGTCGCACACGGCGGCACGGATGGCGTCGACCTTGGGTTGCCATAGCACCGTGATATCAAGGATGCCCCTCGCAACCATCGGCGCTTCCGCCAGTTCTACGTCCAATTGCGCCACAGATTCTGCGAGCGTCATGGTCATTTCTCACACCCCTGATTGTAGATAGCAGATGCCATCAGGCTAACTCCGCAGATAGCGAAGCCATCTGCCCAACGCCCAAGAACCATCATTGCTAGGCCCGCAAGGTAGCAGGCGGTAAAACCAGCAGTGAATATCAACCTAGTCATGCGTCCGGTCCTTTCAGCGCGGCGGCAGCATCTTCTATTTCGTCAGCGATTTCCCATTCGTTGAAACCGCCGCTTCTCAGGTCTGTGGCGGCATCTTTGCAACGTTTCAGCGCCGCCTCTAGCTCCGCGATGCGGGTAGCGGCCACGGATACCTCAGTTTCGCGGTAGGTTAGCATTTCGGCGTTGGCTGTTAAGACCCCCTGTAGCCGCTCGTTCTCTGCGGTTAGGGCAGCGATGCAGTCTGCTTGTCCCTTGTGGAAGGCATCTGCTATCTCTTTTCGTGTACTCATTCGCTCACCTCCGGCCCGCTCAACACTTCACTAGCTCGCAGACGACGACTGGATCGTAGTAGTCAGTCGTGTAGATCACATCCGCTCGCTTGTACTTCTCCGTTGCGAAGGCCCTGGTCATGTCATAGAGCGCCTTCTTGTATGAGCCGGTAGGCTTTCCAACCAACTCGTATTTGCGTTCGCATTCCCGTCTCGCCCGCGCTAGGTAGCGAGGGTTGGTGCCGCTACAGATAGAGCCAGTCATTTCATCTCCTCTACCGTCACGTCACACGGCCCCGTGCGCTCGCCGCAAAGGGCGGCACTTACCAGCATGACCATTGTTCGCTCGGCACCGTCATCTTCGCCCACGTTGCCACGTTCATTCCCTGACAGTAGGGGTCCGTCCAGTCTGTGCAGCTCGTGATGGCGCTCGCTTGCTGCCAAGATTGCGGGGAGAACTGCGCGAGTCCGAGGTGCCCCGCTGAACTAACGGCGTTGGTTTGCCATCGAGACTCACATGGGATAACGACTTCGACGAAGTGTCGCTCCCACTCAGCGAGTCCGCCTGCGTCTCGGTATCCGGCGAGGAATCGGTCGATGGTGTAGCCGCTTCCAGTTTGTGCAGGCGGTCTTCCTGGGTATTCAGGCGCTCGTTCACGTAGGCCGGAAACGTCTCTTTTGTCCACTCCTCCAGCGCCGACACCCGCTGCCCCAAGTCCTCCCGCCAGTCGTTCAGCTTGTCGCAGATGTTGTATAGCCCACGGATCGAATCGACTAGATTTCGCCAATCCTTGCTGTCCGGCAGGCTCGATGCCAACCGCCCTGCGTCTGGCCTGTCCTTCGCAAACCGGCGGTCGAGGGTCGAGGCAAAGCGGCCCGCCGTCTCCTGCCGCCACGCCCACCACAGGATCAAGGCGAGGACCAACGCAAACGGCAAGACCACTATCAAGTCGAGTATTATTGGGTTCATATGCTCCCTCTCTTCCGTTCACTGCCCCGCTCGCCAACAAGATGACCAAGAGGCAGGCGAGGCATAGCCATCTCAGGCTGACTCCTTTTCGCTGAGGAGCAGACTCTTCAGTGGGTCGTCTCCTCGCTGCCACACAACCTGAACGTCTTCCTCAATCAACTGGATCATCTTTATGACACCGAGAAGAGGCCGAAACTTCGGCCCACCGTAGCGCTGTTCATCCTTCAGCGTGGCGTGGATGACATTCTTGGCCTCTTCCGCGCTTTCTGCCTCAACGGCTACTTGGTCATAAGCTGTGAGTTCTACTAGGCCCACATATTTCATCTCTTGTGCTCCTTTCAGCGTCCCTTCTCCCACAGTCTCTTTGCGGCCCGCTCTGCCGACGCCTTGCCGTCAAATGGAGCAACGGCCGCAGACTCGGTTCGGGCATACCATATTCCGTACACCTGTTCTGCCCAGTAAGGCTCCTGTTGGGCATCTGGTGGCCTCTCAGGGGCCTTCTGTGATCGTGCGTGCTTCATTTCAGCAAACTCTCCGCGACTACCCAGCCGTGCTTGTCCCTATAGCCACAGGCACAGGTGGCGGTGATAGTCCAGAAGGGCGGCCCGCCCAGCCAGCCGTCATTGCGTTGCCCCAATATGGGCGCGATGTGTCGCCTCAGCCGGTGGCACTTGTGGCACCAAAGGGGGTTAGCGTTTACGAAGTGGGCGAGTGTCATGCTAACTGCAACTCAATCTCACCTGACAACAGGTCGGACGGTCGCCAGACGCGGATCAAGACGGAAAGCAAGTAGGTTCCCTCTGCGACAAGGCCGAGATCGTCAAGCCACGCCTGCTGTTTCTCGGATGGTTTTTGCTTTTCTCGCTTCAACTCGGCGAAGATCAGCCGACCATCTCGGACGAGCACCATGTCGGGGAAGCCCTTGCGCCTCTTGTTGACCGCTGCCCAGGTCGGGAAGTAGGCGACGCGCCAGCTGTAAGCTTCAGCGAGTTCTATCACGCTGTTTGCGAGTTCGCTTTCCTTCATGGCCAAGGTGACTGTGCGTTGTGCAGTGGTAAGTTCAAGCATCCTTGCTCCTTCCCGCCCCCGCCGCTCAGGACCGCACGTCAACAATCCTCAGCAGCGGGCGCGGACAGAGCCGCTAATCGTCGTAGACCTCATGTCTCCACTTGCGGCGAAACCCACTCGGCTCGTAGCCTGCGCTGATGCCAGGTGTATTCAGCAGAATGCGGGTCAACTGATCAGGCTGCCAGCCAATGATCGCCAGCCGGATGTCCTCCGTGGCATGCCACCCAGGATGCGTGCGGAGCCAGTTGAGTACCTTTATCCGAAAGTTATGTAGGTCTTGTATGTGATCCATCACGCGCTCCCTTCTTGCTTGCCGGAACCCTTGCACGCTGGGCATACGTCAGGGACGGGGGTGAGGTTCTCCTCCCGATGCCACACCAGTCCGAGTATGGGATTCCTCGTTGCGTAACTAACGGCCATGGCCTCGATTGGCACAGCCTCTCCCTTGCCATGGATTTTCACGACCTGCCCGACCTCGTACAGCGGCGTCAGCGGCTGCGGCTCGATGCGAACGAGTTCAGAAACCGGAACGATTTGTCCCGAACCCTCGTAGTAGATAGGCTTTACCCATGCCTCTGAACCGTGAACTGCGACTAGGGTGTGGGGCGTTGAATCGCTATGGAGTCCCCACTGCACCCTGTCCCCAGCCTTGATTGTCATCTTGTCCTCCTGTACGTGATCGTCACGTCGAACCTTAGATTCCCCTCATGCCGGTCGTGGTGACATTGGCGACAGAGGGCAATCAGGGTGCCGCGCCACTTCTTCGACCCGCCTTGGCCGCGCCGAGGTTCATGGTGGATGTCATCAGCGGGTGCCTTACACACGAAACAGGGCTCATACTGGTGGTCAACTATCATTCAAACGGGAGGTCTTCGGGCTCTTCGGGTGGGTGTTCGTCCCTGGTCATCGACCAGTGCTTGACCAGTTTCCCGTCTTCAACATTGAACTTGTGGTCTGTGTTGTTCTTGCAGGTGAAGTCAGACGAGCCCTCTTTGTACTCGCCCGACTTCTTTTTTGCGCGGTTGTCCCACATATCGCCCTTGCACATGGGGCAGGTCTGACCCGACTTAGCAGGCGGGCGACTGTGGCCCGACCCGCCGCCGGACTTGCCCGCGAACCCCTCATGCGGGACGTACCCCTTCTCCTTGAGGTGCTTACGGAGGCTTTCCAAGTTCGTGAGCGCAGCCCCAGGCGTTGCACTTACAATCTCTATGTGGATGGGGGCTTGTGTGTCGGGGTCACGCACGAAGGCGCGGATGGTGCTGCCGATCTCCTTTGTCTTCTTGATCGCCGCCGCCAGTGCGTCAATCTCCTCTTGCGTTATTGGCATCCTTGGCCTCCTTGTCGGCTCGGATGATGCTACGGACGCCAATCCTAGGGTAAACGGCGGCAACGTGGCACCGGGGATAATAAGCGGTGGACTCGACAACCCGTGCCCGTAGCCCTAGGAATCCGTAGCGGTCTATGGCCGTTGTGCGGCACTCGGACTGAGTGGTGTAGGACAGTTCGTAGTCGAAGGGCAGCACACTCAAGCCCTCGGCCTCCACCGCCTCTGTCCCGCCGTTGTTGAACTCGACGATCCATTTAGCCATGATTTTCCTCCCATATTCTTCGCGCTTCTTCGCGCAAGTCTTCCGGCATGTGTTCCTTCTTCACCTTGAAGAAGCAGTTGGACGCCAGCAAGTACCATCGCTTACCGATGGCGTCGAATACCTTGAACAGCATCCCCGCCGCCCTCATGGTGTCGCAGGCATGGCAGCGATGCTTGGCAGCGGCGTCGACCTCATACTCGAAGTCCTTCCAGTCGACTACTAGGTGCTTGTCACGCTGGAAGAGGTCTGTGCGGTAGCTCATTGCTTCGCCTTAGCGAGCGAGGCGGCAAGCTGGCAGGTGGGGTCATGGCCTGCGGAACGATAGTGTCGGCACCAAGGACATACGGCGAAGTTGGAGGTTTCTATGTTGGCGTTTCCCTGCCACTCGACCGCCTCCAGTGCCGCTACCAGCTCGTCGAACAGCGGGGCGACCTCCTCCACTATGGCCTCCCCAAGTACAACATCCATTTCCTTGCTGCTGGTATCTTCGTGAGTCCAGCCCCTAGCCACCGCTTCCAGAATCGCTGTGTGTTCGCTCATCGCCAGTCCTCCTCGTCCTCCGGCACAGGGATGCCCCATGCAATCAGCCAGCCGTCAAGGAAGCGCGGCCAGTAGGCACGGATAGCTTCTAGTATTCGTCGCATCATTCCCCCATCTTCAGCCAGAAGAAGACCGTATCGCCTCGCTGTGTCGCTTGGAGTCCGGGGAAGCGGTCGACGTAGCGGGTTCGGCGGCTAGGAAGGCGTGAGTTATAGAGGGCCATCCGGCAGAGAATGGCCCTAGTCGGGTTCTCTAATTGGACTGGAATAGCCTGACCCTCGGCCTTGGCTAGCCGTTGGGAAAGCTCGCTAAAGAGTAGGTGCCATGTTTCACGCGACCCGACTGCCGGAATTTCTGTTGGTTCGCCGATTGTGTATTCAGCCATCATTCCCCCATTTCACTGAGCCAGTCCTGCAAGCAGGCCCGCTCACGCTGCGCGGCATGTCCCTCAATCGCAAGGGCCAAGTCGCGCATGAGTCGATAATTCTTGGCGCGGAATGCGCCGCCAGCGGCGGCGGCAATCAGTACGGCTCCTGGGTCAAGCCCGTGTTCCTCGCCCCATTTGTAGAGCCTGCCCACTCCAGCGTTGAACTTGCGTTCATATACGCTCGTCCGCCGCTCTCGACTTGGGAAGTGAAGGATTGCTACCATCAAAGCCTCCTTAAATAAGTGGCCCCGGCCGCTGCTTGACAGGTGGCATGAGGAGAGACAGTACAGCGACCGGGGCCGAGCCAGAGGGGAACCCCTGTACCCGCTGCCGAGACTGGACGGGACTCGAACCCGCAACTCCTGAGCACCACCACAGGCGTTCTCCCATCGGCGGTGAAACCTTCTTGAACTACCAGCGCTCAGCGGCAGATACAGAGGAGACAGCGACGGCCCCGGCATCCCTGCCGGAGCCGCCCTGTCCAAAGGTAAAGCGATCCCAAGGCCCGAAGATGGTAGAATCTGGCGGGAAGCCTTAGATCGCAATCCTTGCGTCGGGTCTGTCGTGGAGAATCCATCTACCATCTCAGAAGCAACGTAGTATAATCTCGGGAGTACGTCAAGCCCCTTTTCAAGATATTTTCCCCCGTTGCCACATCCAAGACATTTGTACAAGACACTTGTTCTTTTCGGGCCAGGCCGACATAAGAGCCTAGTACAAATGTCTCGACGGGGGATAAAGTTGGCGAAAAGGTTCCCGAACCACTTGACAGGTTATGCTTGGCAGGTGTTATGGTATTCTCTGCCGCAGGGAAGTGGCGGGGTCTGTCGGCTAGGAGCCGACAGTGACGGTGGCAGCGGCGGTAGCCGCGTACATACAAATGCTCCAGGCTACGGGGCGGAGTCCCCACACCCTCCATTCGGCAGTGTCTTGCCTTCATTCCTTCATAACCTTCACCGGCAATATCGACACCCCCGACGCGGCTCAACAGGCCGTGGCCTTCCTCGCGCACAGGGCCGAGACCCTCAAGATCAATAGTCTCCGCGCCATTTTCTCCCATTTGAAATGCTTCCAGTCCTTCTGTGTGGACCAGGGCTGGCTCGACCGCAACCCGCTGGAGAGAATGCACAGTCCGCGAGCGGAGATCGTCGTCACCATGCCGCTGAGCGACGTGGAGATATTCGCCATCCTCAAGGAATCTGGGCCGTGGGAGAGGGCGATGGTGATCCTATTGTTGGGAACGGGTATGCGGATCGGCGAGCTGGCGAAGCTGACGTGGCCGGACGTGGGCGAGGGTGTCTTGTTATTGAGGGGCAAGGGGAACAAACAGCGGACGGTGGCTCCCGGCGTGACCGCCATGCGGGAACTCATGCGCCTGCCGAGAGGGGCGAAGGTGTTTCCCTTCACCCGTGAGGCCATGATCGCCCGCCTGCACCGGGTCTCCGTACACTCAGGCGTGCTGTTTCACGCACACCAGTTCCGCCACACCTACGCCCACAGGTTCCTAGAGCATGGCAATATCGAGGACCTGGCGGAAATCTTGGGGCACAATTCTATCGAGACGACGCGGACGTACCTTCGCGCCCACAACAGGGAGCGGATGCTGGAGGCGATGCAGCAGTACAACCCGGCGGACATTCTGTTGGACAAAGGGCTACGCGCCGCGAGTCTGGGCTAGATAGGACATTCTTGTGGACATTTCGGTGGACAGGCTGTGTAAAATCTATGTAGGAATGTTACCAAAACTGTCCTTTTCCTACAGTAATTTTACACGCCTTCAGAAAGCCCAACACCCCCGAAGGGGTGCTGCGCCGTTCGCGGGATTCCGCTAACCATTATTTTAGTGCAGCCTCACCCACCCTAACTGCGTGTCCCTGCCTGCCTAAACGCATAGTCAGGGCTTCCCAATAACATTCTACCACAGCCGTCAAGAGATGAGAACACCGCTACGTTGCTGGCTTTCGGTCTAGGCCCTATTCACCAGACGGGCGGTGTTCTCCCCGTCGCCGCATTGCTCCTTGCGGGGCGCGGCACGGGTTCGCATTAGTATTCTACCACAGACTGTCAACTACTGCGTGACGGTCATCTCTAAGACAGGCTGGCCCTCGATCCCCCCGCGTTTGGGCTTTAGGGCCAAGCCTCACCCCTTAGAATACGCGCAGCCTGTGATTCACTCAGGCCGTATTGCTGGGCCAATGACCGATGGGTAAGACAGGGTTGGTCAATCCACTGACCCCTGATATAGCAGCGATGGCCCTGACTTAGCCAGCGTACCCGCATCTCGTCCGCGATGGCCTGTGTTATTTTCGCATTCGCGTAGGTGGCTAATACCTCGCCATGCGGGAAGCGGCCCTTGGCTATGCAGTCAGCAGTGTTGTCTTTTGCTGTACCTAGCATAAGGTGGTCAGGATTGACACAGCATCGGTTGTCGCAACGGTGGTTCACCTGAAAACCCACTGGAATCGGGCCGTAGTGAAGTTCGTAGGAGAAGCGATGGACGTAGACGTGGCGGCGGGAATCGTCGGTTAGGCTGCCGACACGGAATGTCCCATAACCCCTACCGTTTTTGGCAGCCATCCAATCCCAGCAACCATCGGGGGCTTTGTTGACCTTGGCCCAGAAACGATCTTCGGGTAGGGTTGGCTTGAGACCGGGTGGGGATTTATACTGACGATGCATCGGGAAGTTCCTTTCTCGGTGTCATGCAGCGGGGCAGTCCACACTGTCGCCGCTGCCTCTATTATAGTCTATCGGTACAACCAAATCAATAGCGATACGTTCGCCCCTCGACGGTGAAGATACGGTCGAAGACGTTGACCTTCGTGAAGTGGACTTTGCCGTTGATGATGCGGGAGTAGCCGAACCCCTGCTGCCAATCGGGGTAGGGGAGCCAGTCGGGGTCGAGGGTACAGGTGCAGCCAATGACGTAGAACGCCTGCGGCTGTCCCTCGTCGCCTGCCCAACCGTAGTCTTGGCACCTGTGGTAGTGACCGCAGACTCCCGACGAGCGGATGTACTCGCTCATCCACTTGGCACAGGTCTTCGCCGAGCCGCCCTTTTTCGGGCCGTGGGTGATAACGAACCCACGGTAGTCAATTCGGCTAGGGAAGGGGAGGTAATGGACCCCACGTTCGGCAAGATTGAGGTAGGAGGGGATGCTGTTGATCGGCGCACCGGTCTTTTCATTCTTCATACCGTAAAGCGCTCCGGCAGTACGCCAGAGGTATCGCCTGAGCCTGTCTTCGTGGTTGCCGTCCTCCCAATACTGCTCCATGTCAGGGGAAGCGTTCTTGTGCTTGTCTAGCAGGACTCGCGTTTCGCTGCACTCAGCGTCCATGTCCTTGCGCCGCGTCGGGTTACGGTCGAACATACTGATGTCGTACATGTCCTGTACGTCGCCGACGATAAACTCGCGTCTCGGTTGGAAGTCCTCGATGACTCTCCCAATCGCCTTCATAAGCGGCCAGTCGGTGTAGGGAATGTGCGAGTCGCACCAGTAGATAGCGAACTCGCCTTCCTCAACGTCCTTGATGTGATGGGTGAAGGGGGATTCGCGGCGGGTAAAGAGTTTGTCGGAGGTAGGCGGTGGGGTCTCGTGCCGTAGTCCCCGGTAGGAGCGTTTACGATTGTTTGTGAACTGCCCGCACGCTACGCAGCAGAACTTCTGCGTCTTGCGGCGCTTCTCGGGCAGCGGGTTCTCGCAGCCTTCGCGGGCGCACTTCAACTCGTCCATGATCCTCCAGGGGGCCTACATCCCAACAGGTATCGTCGTGGCCCCAGTAGGTTCCGGCATAGGTGCCGAGGTTGGGCAAGTCCATCAGGTTCCTAGTCTTCTGCATCTACCTTCTCTACTGACTTCCACAGAGCTACGGCCATCCTGTCGATGGTTTCCTCCAGGCGGTGCATCAGTCGCCGCCGAACCTCGCTGTCAAACCCGAATAGTTCACAAATCTCATCCTCAAGCGGGGCAGCGATGACATGCAGCCACTCGTGCAAACAGTTCTGATCGACGGTATCGGGGTGAAGTTCAAACGTGTGAGGCAGGACACCGAAGCTGGCCCAGTGATAAGGCGCTTCCCGCGTGACGTGCATGGCAAGGTCTGGCCTGTCCGGTGGCTGCGTCTTCTCATACTTGATCTGTCCTTGCCAGTCTTCGAGGCAGAGGATTCGCTGCCACTTCTGAAGGTATCTCTCGATAGCCTCGCGCTTCTGGCGCTTGTTCACGGATACCTCTTCGCGTTGAACTCAGCAAAGGTCAGTATCTTCGGGATGCTGTCGATGAGCTTCTGGCCGGGGCACCCCGTCGACTGGTGGGGCCATTGCCCATGCCCACGCACAACCCTCAGCCCGCCGCACCATCGCCAGAGGGCTATTAGACCGAGCGAGAGGGCGCAGAGCATGGCGTCGGGCGGTGTCTCAAACCGCCAGTCCCCCATCGCGCAGATGCCTAGGAGCCTGTCGTTCAGGCCCGCCGTGTGGCAGCCCCACGTATCTAGGGGACGCGTTTGGAACAGGCGGCCAGAGGGCGAGGCCATCAACTGATAGCCGATACCGCCGAAGTGCGCTACGTCCCACTCGTAACACCTTTGGGCGTAGAGTAGGTCGTCGCGGAGGGTTGTGCCCTGGTACTTCACGCCGCCGTGATGTAGAGAGACGCCGATGATCGCTTCCGGTGCATGAGTATAACTGGCGCTCGCCCCATGCGCGTCGGGGAACTGGGTAGTCAGGTCGCAGAGTTCAATCCCGTGGACTAGGGTTCTCACGTTCCTTCCTCACATTCTTGAGGCCGCAGCGCTTTAGCCGGACAATGAGACCTACCGCCTCTTCAAGCGTCAGCAGTTGCTTGCTACGCATTCTGACGGGCTTCTCGCCGCCCGTGTCTGCGCGAACTCGGTAGAGGTCGTTCCCCACAGTCCATCAGGGCCGCCTCCATTTCCGGTCTGCATACAGCAGTTGCAGTAGGATCGCGTGTAGCGCCTGATCCTGCCATATCTGCTTTACGATTCCCGCCCGACATTTCAGGGCATCGGTTACAAAGTGGGCGACAGCTAGGATGCCGAGCCTCCGCCATGATGTTTCGCCGATCAGGCGGAAGGCGGCGGCGTAGGTAAGCGCGTGGTAGGCCAAGACTTCCCAGCTTTGGCCCTTCTCCCGTGCCATCCACTCATTCTGAAAGGCGAAGTCTCCGATGAAGTGACCAGCGAAGGCGTCCTTGATCGTCGGCTTGTTCATATCACGCCCTCCCAAAGAACAGGTGTAGAATGGCCCACACTGCTAGACCCGCCGCCATCCACCAGATGAACGGGTGGCCGAGAAGCGGGCGGATTTGCTCGGAGAGGGTATCGCCAGGAGCCCTGCGAAGCCACACAGCCCACACCTCGACAGCGAGTCCGATGCTGACCCAAGTCGCCCAGAAGATGCGAAAGTACAGACTCGACATCTATGCCCCCACGAGCAGCGCGACCAGCACGCCGACGATAACCGGCGTACCGAAGCCCAGCACCGCAGCGCCGCCCATCAGTTTGTTGCGCCAGCCGTTCAGCCGGTCGAGCCGTCGTAAGCACTCCTCAAATCGTTCGTCGCTGCGCTCGCAATAGGGGAGAAACACATCCCGCGTCCACCTGTCCAGTACCACTTCCATCCGTTCCTGTGCTGTCGCCATTCTTCTCACCTTCACGTAAACGTAATAGCACTCCCGTAGTGCTTTGTCAACTATCTACTCGGGTTATCAAATAATGCTCCCCTGCGTGATCATGGGTGCCGGTGTCAGCGGCAGAGACCCCTCGCTGATGAGCCATTGCAGCATGACGAGGGTTATGGAGAAGTCCAGCGCCATGCTCCCTGCTCCCGTCGCTGCGCCTGCCGTGATGGTGCCCGCGTCCGCCCGCGCCCAACTCCCGCTTGTCTTGGTGAGGCTGTGTAGGTCGCCGACCCAAGTAGTGCCCGGTAGGAGCACATTTTCGTCGTTGGCAAGGTTGCAGTGAGTGTTGGCGAGCCACTTCTCTTCCCCGTCAGCGCTAGATTTAATGACGCCGCTCCAGACGGGGGCCCTCAGCACAGCCGCGCTCTCGCCCCAGCCAAGTGTCGCCAGGGATTCCATTGCGCTGTCCTGTACCTGGGAGACCTCAAAGCCTCCCAGGTATGTCGTGTTGCCGTCATTGCCCGTGGCGTCGTCCCAGTCTTCGTATCTTTCCTCGCCTGAACCTGGAACTGCTAACCAGTCCGCGTGGTCGCCCGCGCCCGCTGGATGCTGCGCGTCAACGGTGCCGATGGGGACGGCGGTAAGATGCGGCGCGTCAGCCTTACTTGTGCTGGTGGCGGCGCACACGTCGTCGATGCGGAGGTCTACGCCGATGTCTATTCCCCCCGTGCCCAGGTAGATATATGCGTTTTCGCCGGGGTTCATACCGTTCGGCGCAACGCCACAGTCCCACAATATCTGAGGCACCTGATCAATCAGGACGGTATGCCAGACGTGGTTCGTTCCCAGAGTTAAGGGGTCAATGAACCAGACAAGGTGCGTGTAAGCGCCGTTACCCAACGTCCCCACCGACCAGGGGGACAGGGGAACGAGGCGGTGGTAGGTGCCATCATGGTCGACAATACGGACTCTGCGGTCTGTGCCGACCTGTAGCGCATAGGCACGCTTGGGGCTCTCAGAGCTCATCCAGAATATCGCCCCTGCCGCCGTCGGGTTGCCGTCGTAATTAACCCATGCCTGCACACAGGTTATGCAAGTGTTGAGAGCACCTTCGAGGATTGTCGCGTTGCCGACGCTCCCGCTGGGGATTTGTAGTGCGCCGGTGCCGTACTTGACAGGCGTGGAAATGACGGTGATGCCGCCAGTGCCTGATATGGGGTTTATACCGGTGCAGTCGACGCCATCAATCAGGTCGTCCAGCGACTCGCCGCCAGCACCGCCCTGCCATTCCCACTCCATTACGGCTTCTCCAGCGCGGACAGCACGGCCTTAGATTTCACGTCCAGCCTGTCACGCCTGATCCAGTATTGCTTGCCGCCACCGGCCACCTCGATATAGCCGTCTTCCTTGTCGGAAGTCGTCGGCTCGAACTGGTAGGTCGTCTCCATGTACTCCCTGATCGGCCCCGTCCACATGGTCGTGATTATCCGGCACTTCGCGGGGTCGATCTGTGGCCGCCGCCTGGTCTCCTCTTCCTCGATGGCAAGGCCCATCTCGACCATGCCCTTTAGCCAGACCTTGTGCCGTTCCGCAGGGTCGACGATGGTCTTTGCGGGAAGGTAGTCTCCCGGCCCCAGGAAGGCGATGCCACTCTTCTCATACACGGAGAGCGCGTGGTAGAAGCCGTCCGGCTTCCCCTTGTCGTCAAGGTGGAGAACCATAATGTGGGGGTCGTAGATCGCTGCGAGTATGACGGGCTTCCGCCAGCGCTGCTCCATGCCGGAGAGCATCTCGTCGAGAATGTCTACGTCCTTCTCAGTCGCCAGCCTTATCATGTCGGCGTCACCTCAAGGCCGATGTCGAGCGCCACTATCCCCGAGTCGTCCACGTCCAGGAAGAAATCTAGCCAATCGCCTTTTGCGAAGGTCGACACCTCAAAGGTGTCGGTGTGACCTGCATAGTGCGTGGCCGCGATAGTCGGGCGGTTGGTCTGCGTGGTGAAGACGGTCGTTGATGTATTGCTATCCTCATTCGCTGCCGTTCGCTTGTGCATGTCTACGCGGATCGCACTCTCCGCCGCAACCGCGTAGGAACTGATCGTCAGCCTGACGAACGTACCGGCAAAGGGCATCGGGCCTCTTCTGAGCTTGGGGACGCTGGTGCTTTCCGGCACAGCGTAGAACGAGCCAGTGATCATATGGACGTTGGCACCGGGCAGGTCGCCGTTTACCACTGTATTCCAGGCCGGTGCCGCGCTCGCCGCGCCGTCCCCCGTCTGGGTATAGAACTTCTTGGTGGTAGTAGTGTTTCCGGCGACTTTCCCGCCCGTATCCGCGCCCGTACCGTAAGCGGTGTCGCCGAGCGC